CTCTCCCAATCCTGATACCCCTTTCGGGATACTCCCGGAGGATCTAGCCTAGGCTAGACAGGACTCCAACCCGCTCTGATTTTGGTGGAGCGAGGTACAACCACCACGTCCGGTTCATCGCCTGCTCCAGAATTAACATTCTTGAGTAAGCGAGCCCATCCGTCGAGTACCGTGTCAAGTTTCCCAGACACGATTCGCTTTACGCGAAACTCGAAGCGTTGGTAGCGGTCACTGAATCGGACCCGTACGCCGCATTGGAGATTCATCTCCTCTGCAACAGCCGGATCATTCACCTCATAACATGGAAAGGAGGATTGTTTAGTACCATAGGGGATAAACCCATAGACACTTTGAATCCGTTCCCACAGTATGGAGGCTGTAACGGCATATCCTTTTGCTACCATTTGATTGGCAACAGAGGTGTATGACGCTAAGGCGACCCCGTCGTTCCGACTGGCCGACCACAGTTTCTTCATCCGTGTCGGAGTGACATCGACGCCTTTAAACGCGTCCATGCCACAACTTTCACGAAAGGATCCTGTGACGCAGCACTTAGAGTGATTGACTTTAAGAGCCAACCGCTCCAATGCTATCGTGCATTGCGCAGCCCAATCCGTGGGGACAATGATATCATCCCCATAGACAAAGATGCGCTCTCCCACTGTTTTTAGTGGCAGTTTTAACTTCAGACTCATCGCAGCGACGAGTATGGCCCAAAAGACATACGCCTCAACAGGGAAGCACAAAGCTGACCCCATTGGCGCAAACTTCTTCAAAGCCAACACCTCCCCGGAGGGAAGCTTAGTCGCAGTCGTTCTGCAAGCCTCTAATGCCCGAAGAAGGTCAGGGCAGTCTTGGAAGACCGATCTAACCAGCTCGAGAGAGACCCGGTCCGATGCCTCCTTAAGATCAATCGTGGCCCAGTTCTGGAGAGTAGAACCCTCCAAAGCAAGACTGCGATTAATCTCTTGGCGCGTGAAGTTGATGTGGCCCTTCGTCATCGAATGATGTTCAAAGAACTCCATCAATTTCCGACCGAGACCTTGTTGGATCCACTGGAATTCCAGTGGCTCGCAAGATATCAGTCGTGGACCTCGCGAATCCTTTGGAACCAATACCACCTTGGCGACGCCTGTTTCCAGACGTTCCAAGGACTTGTACCAGCTCCGCCGGTCGACGAGTTCACGGGAAGAACCTACTACGAAATATTCATAGTAGGGAAACACCTGATGAATTGCGTTGTAGAGACGTTTGAAGACCCATTTCTCTTCAAGCTTTTCACCGGTAGCCACCGCTCCTGGTCCATGGCGTGGGACAATGTCTTTCGGGTTGAAAGACACGAAAATGTCCCGGGTAAGCTTTCGCATAACTTTCTGCAATTCAGCAGAATATACGTCAGCTCCCAACTCTAGTTCCTTTTCCGCCTCGATAAAGGCATCCACGACGGATGCTTCCTGCTCTTCGGAGTAAGGTAATTCGAGTTTGTACGCGAAGAAGAGAACCTGGCGCAAGTGCCTTACGGCCTCCGCGCTCGGTTCCGCCAGAAGCACACCCTGAGTATCAAAAACCCGCCTAAAGTACGCCTGCAGGAATGCAGGTATACCACAATCCTTGTGAGAGTTGCCAAACTCCCTAGGGATCAAGAGGCGCGAACTCAGAAGCCCCTGGTCTAGAGCCTTCCCTAATTTGGGAAGAGTCTTTGTCAGGAACGAGAGCCCTTCGCTTCGAGTTCTTTTCTCCATCGTGGAGACATCTCGAGCAAGGTTCTTTTTACTTTCGAGCGACAATGGATCGCATCGCACCAATGACGTACAGAGTTCGAGATAAAACTCGACTTGGCTATTAGGGATTCCCTTCATAGGGATGTCCTCCAAGTAGCCCACGTCACTTCACAACGCCGATTTGGACCTAAGGCCCTAGGTCTCGTTGCGTAGCAACGAGTCGATGGTCGTAGTCGTTAGGGTTGCCAACCCGCCAGCGGAGACAAAGTCGATGAGGTTTGCAACCCCATCGTAAATCATCTGACTGGTGACTGCGGCGTTTTGCGGACAAGCAATTGTTAAGTTGCACGTCAGCGAAACAGGAGCGGGAACGGCCGCCACAGTTCGCACAAGCGAAATGAGGTGTCGGTCGATCTTTGCCGCGCCGGTACCTTGAGTCTGGTGCTTGATTGTAATCAACCCTTTCTCTGCGGTATCCGACGTGACATCAATGAACGTACTGGATGTGGTGTCTCCACCCATCCGGTTGTACGTTACATCGTCGCCAGAAGCATCATCGACAACGATGGTTGTGGAAAGTGACATGAGAAAGCTCCTCTGTAGGTGCCCTACCACCAATTTAGTGGTATAGTGAACGCTAATGCTGGGCGAGCATCGCGCTTGCAAGCAACAGCTGCTGCGGTGACAGTGCATTCAAAGTAAGGTAACTTGCCTGCACTGGGAGACGAGAAATCCGTTCATACTGCTTAGCTCTTACAACTCCAAGCGGCGTACTGCCTGAAGGAGCAGAGACCTGGCTAACTGACCACTCGAAGACGGTCGAAACCGAAACCGAGAAGTCTGAGACCTGAAATTGGCCCTTAAAAGGGTTTATGCTCAGGCCGCCAAGTTTGCGCGACAAACCGAGGAACCAATCCACGACAAAGCTATACGGTATGGCTTGCCATACAGCTTTTAGCGGGTTGTCTAGCCCCAGCGCAACTAACATAGCCCGACAATACCCATACAGATCATTGAGGCCTTCAAGCTCATGGTAAAGTCTACCACCTGCCCGGAGATCACAACGGTACCGTTTGAGTACCCACGCCTCTCGGCGGTCTGGACTGTCCCACGTTTCGATTAGTTGGTTATGCGGAGACAAGCTTCCCGTTCCAACGGTAAGCGCATCACCGCGATAATTACCTAACCGGATTTTCTTCCCATACGTGCTCTTCAGGAAATTAATCTTGCGTTGCACGGTGGAAAGAATACCAGTGAGTACCTGCAAGTCTTTGAGCAAGGGTTCCCACCCGAACTTTTCAGACAAGTAGGCGCCAGAAATGGTCTTTTGTACGTTCTTCTCGAGAGAAGGCAATAACTGCCCAACCTCTTGAAGCTCCCAAACGAAGTTAGCAATGCTGACATCCGTCGGGATCTGCGTGGAAAACTTCTGAAAAGAATCCCATGCAAATTCGTACACAAGGTCG